CCCCCTTGGCCCCCCCCGCCGCTGTTCCGAGTGCGGTCGCGGCGGTCTTTACCTTGTCGAACTTCTTCCCGGCCTCCTCGGAGTCCTCTCCGGCCTTTTTGACCTCTTTCCCGTATTCGTCGATAGACTCGGCGCACCCGTCGGAGGATTTCGCGGCCTCGTCCATATAGGAGGCGTTTTTATCGAGTTCCGAGCCGAGCTTGTTAAGCTCCGTCTCGGCGTTATTTACCTGTGTTTGATAGGAATTGACGGAGCGAGTCGTAGACTCGTATCCTTTTTCAGCGGCGGAGAGCTCTCCCTTTGCCTTTTCGAGTTCCGCCGTGAGCTTGGCTTGCTCCTCGGTCGTGTCGCCCGTCTCGTCGCCGAGCGCGGCGAGAGCGGCCTCGCAACGCGAAATCTCGGATTGCGCGGAGGAGACTTTTTCGGCGTAGTCCGATTGAGCTTTTTTTGCTTTCTCGAGCTGTTCCGCCGCCGCCTTGACCTTTTCTTTCTGTTGGTCGTACATACGGGAGAGTACGTCGCCTTTCGCGCTCAAAGCCGCGTAGCTGTTCGCCTGTCCCGCGTATTGACTCTCTACGAGCTTTAATTCCGATTTAAGCGTTCCGAGGGCGGAGTTTATGTTTTTGAGAGACTCCTTGTATTCTTTTTCGCCGTCGATAGCGACTTTCGTTTTTATCTCACGGTTTGCCATTACACGCCCTCCTCGCCTCTGTTCTTACCGTGTGCGGATAGGTATAGCTCCCAAAGGTCGAAAACCTCTCCGGGAGCCATAAAAAGAGCCTCCGCCGGGGAGACTCCGCAAAGAACGGCGATACGGTAGTATTCCGCCCGCCTTATCTTGTTTTTTTTTGATTAAGTTCCGCGAGCCCCTCGTCGATTTCGTCGTCCGCCGGGCTCGTTACCTCTCGACCATAGCCGAGCTCGATAGCCGTCATAATTGCGCGCTTGAGCGTCACGATTTCAAACGGCCTCACCATGAGGAGAAAATCGTCCTTTTCCGGGATAGCGCCCGGGTCGTATCCGAGCCGCCGACGGAGTAGCTCGCCGCGCTCTGCCAGTACCGCCGCGATAGCGCACGTCGCCGCGAAGCTCTCGCGGGTATCCTGCTCTATTGCCTCGAGTGCGAGTTGTGTCCCGCCGAAATCGTCCCGGAGTGTAAACATAGCCTCGCCGTCAAATGCGAGGTAATACGTCGCGTCCGCGAGCGTCACTTTTGCCGTTTTCATGCCTTTACCCTCCAATTACCAAAGCGGGAGGCGAGCCGTTCTCGCTCGCCTCCCGTCCGTGCTGATATTAGCCTCCCACTTTGCCGAGCTTGGTATCGCACCACGCGATACACTCGCTTTCCGTCGTGAACTCTTTCGTGATGCGCCATGCGCCAGAGTTGCAACGGAACACGGTAAAGGTCGTCGCGCTCGTGCCGAACGTGATAGAGGAGCCCTTTGTCGCCGCGCTGTCGTTGCCGAGAATGGCCTTGACAAGCGGATGAAACACGCCCTTGAAATAGCGGACTCCGCCGCGAATAATGACCTTGTAATAGCAAAGGCCACCGCGAGGAGCTACGTCTCCGTCGGAGTCCGTGACCTCGCTCGACTGTGTATCCTTGGTCGCGCCGTGAATAGCGGCGTGTACCTCGTCCGTCTTGTCGTCCGTTTCCAGCGCAAGAGAGCCGGAGGCGAACATATCGACCTTTTCGGCGAGCGCGTCGTCGGCGTAGAGCTCGCCGGAGGCGTTCGTAACGGTGAGGTCGGCCTTAACGAGCTTACCCACGGTTACGACTTTCTCGTAGTCGTAGGTCGGGAGCGCATTGTCCGGCGTGGTTTTCGTCGGGGCGAAGATAGGTCGCTTTGCGCCAAACTGTGCCATAATAAAACCTCCTAAAAGTTTTTCGATTTGAGAAAGCCGTCGTACACCCGAGCCGCCGCGTCGGTTGCCGGGTCTGCCGCTTTCTCGTTTGCCGTCTGGATGAATGGGCGGGCGGGCTGTCCCTGTTTACCGAACTCGTCCACAAAAGCGACCTCGGCGGCGCGGCGCTTGTTGCCGTGTCGCCGAGTGCCTTTCGGGTAAACGTAGATAGCTCGTCCGTCCGATGTTTTCTTGAGCTTTTTGTCGTAGGAAATGCTTTGCGCCGTCTCGCCGGTGCTGTACTTGCCCGAGAGCATAGCGCGCGCCTCGGCCTCCTGCGCCGGGGCGATAACTTCTGCCTCCGCGACGAGCATTTCGAGCACTACCTCGTCGGGGATTTCTGCGATAGCGTCAAAACCGCCGATAAGCTCCTCGAGCCCGCTCGTGGATAGATTAGCCATCGTCAATGCCTCCCGCGATTTCGCACTCAAAGGCGTAATGCTGTCCGTTTTTATCGGAGGCCGGAGTCACCGTCGGACGGGTAAAGCCCGCCGCCACGAGCCGCCGAGAGATTTCCCGCCGGTATGTGCGGGTATTCTTCTCGAGCGGCGCGTATAGGTGGACTTGCACGAGATAGCGGTAATGTGCCGCGTCGTCGTCTGCGAAGTCCGCCGGGAGTTCGGTATAGTTGAAAACGATATACTCGGTCGCCGCGCCTTTATACACGCCGTCAGCGGTAGGGAGGAGGCTATCGAGCGTACCCACTAAAAGAGCGTTTACGTTCATTCGCTCGCCTCCCTAAACTCGGAGCAATTAAGCTCGTAGTATTCCCGCGCCTCCGTGTATGCGCGCTCGACCTTGTACTCTTTGCCCTCATAGGAGAGCCGCTCTTGACCGTCATAGTCAGCGGCGCGGAGCTTTACCGTCAGCGCGAGCGAGATACCCGCTTGTCGGGCGGCGTAGAACTCGCTCCGCTTGGTAGAGGACACATCGGCGAAAACGGTCGTCTCCGTGATTGCCTCTTTTGGAAAACCGTCCGCGTCGCGCCCCTCCGTAACGGCTTTGAGCGTCACAACGTCGCGCCAGTACATGAGCTATCCCCCCTCCGCCGCGATATAGGAGTCCGATAGCGAGAGGCCGTTTCTCTGCTCTTTATACGAGGCGCGGAGCCTGTCCGCGTCCTCGTTGTCGAGCCCAAACTCCGCCTTGACGTAGGTCGTCACCGCCTTTTTGATAAGCGGGTCGGTTTCGTCGTTCGCTTTTTCCTCAAGAACGCCGCCGAGCACAAGGTCGGCTCGAGCGGCGTTAATGAGGTCGGTCAATTCCACGTCGTGGACGGTGGAGGAAAGTCTCACGCTATGGCGGACGGAGGCGAGATATTCGTCACCGACTGCCATACTCGAGCCCTCCTATTAAGCCGCCGCCTTTGCGAGATGCACGAAAGCACCGAAGCCCGCGACCGGCTTGGAGTCGAACACGCAAGCGCCGAGATAGTCGATGCTGTTCGTAGCAAGGCCGGAGTGCTCGGAGCGGACGACGGTAATATCCTGCGAATAGTTGCCGATGATATAGGAGAAGTCGCCGAGATACGCCTCATGTGCGGCGAGAGAGCCGGTAAAGTAGACCTCCGCGCCCATGATGTAATACTTGCCGTTTGCGAACTCGATAACGTTGTTCTTGCTCTTGTTCATCAGCGGGAAGAAATCGGAGAAGAACGTCGCCTTGTTCATGCACCAAACGGCGTTACGCTCGTAACCGTCGCCGAGCAAGCCGTAGAGCGCGATAACGTTCTCCTCGGTGAGAGAGGCCGTCTTGCCTACGGTAATCTGGTCGGTGCCGTCGGCGTACGCGCCGCTCGCGCCCTTACCGGCAGTCTTAACGCCGCCGGGCTGATTTGTACCCGTGCCGGTGAAAATGTACTTTTCAATGCGGCGGGCGACGGCCTCGGCGATAACCTCGACGATATAGCTCTCGAACGCGGAAAGCGCCATCTCGGAGCAAGCGCGGGAGGCTTTGACGAGCTTCACGATTTCGTAGCCGGTCAGAGAGACGGAGCCGAGGGAGTCGCTCGCGGCGGTAATGGCGGCGTTTTCGGTGTGGAGCGCGGCCTCGTCGTTCGTACCCTCGATAGCGAACTTGAAATTGCCGGGGACGTGGAAAATCTTGCATCTCTGCAAAATCGGCGCGACCTCGTACATTTTCTTGATGATCTGATTTGCGGTCGTCTCCGGGATAATGGGGAGGCCGGAGTTTGCCGCCGTGGAGTATGCGCGCTTTTCGTCGTCGGTCAGCGGCTTACCCTGCAAGGTCTTGAGCCATGCGGAGCGATAGAGCTTTTCGGTGCTCTCCGGCGCGGGCTGATTTGCGGAGCGAGCGACGGGATTAGAGAGGCCAGCGGGAGAGGCCGGAGCCGCGCCACCGTTGAGCATACGCTCGATAGCCTGTCTCTTTTCGAGCTTCTCGTCCTCCTCGTTGAGCTCGCGGAGCTCTTTCTCGAGGTCGTCCATGTTGAGCTTGTTCTCGCTGTCGCCCTCAATGAGCTTACGGATTTCAGCTTTGCGGGCGGCGATTTCTGCGCGTCTCTTTTCGATGTTCATAATTTACCTCCAAAAAATGATAGTTGTTGTGTGGTCGGTTAGTATGTCAAAGCTACGAGTTTCTTCCGCCTCCGGGCTTGCTCCAAAGCCGCAAGCTCCCTCGAGTGCTCCTCCTCGAAAAAGCTCCGAGCCGAAATAGACGTGTCATTATAGGCGGGAATGTCCACCGCCGACACGTCGTATAGCTTTTTGACCTTTGTGATAGTGCGGGTATGGGTAACGGAGTCATAGGATGCCTCGCGCACCGTGAAAGAAAAGGACATTTTATCGACGTACCCGCCGTCGATTTCCTCGTAAAGCTCGCGCCCGGCAGTCGTTCCGCCGAGGTCTGCGTCGATGTTTACGCCGCGCTCGTCGATGTTGAGCGCGAGCGTTTTGTTTCGGAGGCGGGCGACGACCTTTCCGCCGTGGTTGTAGTTGAAAATCACATCGGACATATCGCACTCGTCGAAAGCGTGACGGTCGATAATTTCCTTGTATTCCACGCCGTCGCACTCCCATAGCACCGTAGGCGAATTGAATACGATAGCCGTACCGCGTACCCGGTATTCTTTCGAGCCCTCGTCCCTCGGAACGAGGCTAAACTCCTGCAAAGCGCGATACTCGCGCCCCTGTTTGATAGCCATAGCCTAACCCTCCTCTTTCCCGCCGGTTGGCTCCCCGGGCGGCGTAGTGTCGTCCGGCGGCGTATTTCCGCCGGTCTGGTATTTGTCTGCGAGCTTTGCGTTTACCATGTTCAGCGTTTGGACGCGGCGCGCGCCCTCCTCGCCGCCGATGGTCGGCATATCGAACATAGTCAAGATTTGGTCGAGCGTCGCCGCGCCGATTTCCGTCAAGAACTTTGCCGCCGTGACCTTTTCCGGGAGCGTCGCAAACTGGACGGAGTTCGCGGAAAAGACGATACGGTTTCCGTACCCGAACTCCCGCTCGGTAAAGAGCACATTCGAGAACGCTTGCGAGAGACGGCGGAAAAACGGGGCGATTTCGCCGCTATAAAAAGCCTGTTCCTGTTGCGGAGTCGCGGTATTCTCGACGATTTCTTTCGACACGCCGAGATAGTCGTAAATCTCCTCTTTAACGTATGTGAGTTGTGTCGCCGGGATAGGAGTCGTCTTGTCTGTGATAGGCGTATAGTCGTATTTCGCGTCCGTGACGATAACGCCCGCTCCGTTGTTCTCCATACGGAGGTTGTCCCGGATAAAGTCGTCTCTGCGGCGGTTTAAGTCCTCCGTCTTGACGGCGTTCGAGACTTTCAAAATACCCCGGATAACCGCGACGAGCTCGGCAAACTTGCTCATACTCTGATTGAGCGTATTCGCTGTCTTGAGTGCGGTATCGAGCGGCTTGTTTCCGTCGCCGAAAATATCGTGCTCGAGGAAATGCCGCCGGACGTGGATAATTCGGGAATATTCGCAAATGTACGTTGCACCCGTCGCAAAGGTAAACCGGCAATAGAGCGTACCCATGTATTCGAGGAGCTCGAAATACTGTGCGTTGATAGGGTAGACCGCTGTCAAACGGCCTGTTTCATCGAATACCGGGTACGCTATCGCGTTGTTATATACCTTGTACTGCGCGGCGAGCTTGTAATAGAAGTCCGCCGCCGTCATGTACGGATTAGGCCGGAACTGCAAAATGCGGTCGATATAGTCGTTTACCGCGACCGTCGTCTCTGCCGACTGCCGGACGTGGCGCGGCTGTGCGGTCGAGGCTCGGCGGGCGAAAGCGTCCACGGCGGAGCGTACCGTGTTAATATCCCACATATTCCCGGAATACGGTACGAAAGTAGACTCCCACGAGCTCAAGAGCTTGTATGCGTGGAAATCTTTATTTTTCTCGCTCTTGCCCCCGAAAATAGATTGAAAGAGCCCTCTCTTTGCCATTTTTTCACCCCACTAAATACATATAGTCCTCGTAATCCCGCACATAGATAACCCACGCATTGAGGAGGGATACCATGCCGTCGATACGGCGCTTTTCGGAAATCTTGACGGGCTGAATGTTGTTCACGCCGCTTTTTTTAACGCCTGTGTTCGTCAAGCACCAAAGCAAAACGGGATTTTTGTTGTAATTGACTTTCTTATCGGCGAGCGCCGCGCCGAGCTCCCTCATAGGTTGCGACCATGTAAAAGGCCCCTGTGCAACGGCGCACATTTCAAAGCCGTTCGCTTTCATTTCGTCCACCCAATAACCTGCGAGAGCGCGGTCGTAGCCGATTTTGAAAGCGTCTATCTTGAGCTCGTCCCGCATTTGGCAGTACCACGCCGTCACCGCCGAATAATCGACGCGAGTACCCTCGCATATCGTGACGAGCCCCCGCTCCGCCCAAATCTTATAGGGCGCTTCTTGCGTGTTGTGCTCGTCGAGCTGGTCGATTTTCTTTTGAGGGAGGAAATAGTGCTGAAAAACGTACACGATTTCATCGTCGGACGAGCGCCGGATAATCAGCGTCGCGCACGTTAGGTCGGTCGTCGCGGAGAGGTCGCACCCGCCGATAGCGTAGGTGTTATAGACCTCCTCCGGCTTGAATGTCGCCTCGTTTACTGCGTCCTCATAGGAGAGCCACGAGGCCGCGCCGGTCGCCTTTACGTTAAAGTCCTTGCAGAGAACGCCGGGCAAGTCCTCGGGATTTTTCTTTGCTCTCTCTACGAAGTCGGCGAGCGTGGTATATTGCTTTATCGTCCCGAGTCCGGGATTTGCCTTTATCCATGCCGTCGGGTCTGTCCACTCCTCGCGCTTGTCGAGCTCGTAGAGGACGGGGAGGAAACGCTCGTCGGTCGTCTGTCCGTCGGCGACCTCGCAAGCGTAGCCGTAAAGGTTATCGAAAACAGACTCGCGCACCGTGCCGGACGTGGTAATCATAATCACAAGCGGCTGTCGGCGGCTCGAGGTCGATTGCTTCATAACCTCGTAGAGATTGCGGTCGCGGATAGCGTGGAGCTCGTCGATAATGACGGCGTGAGAGTTGAGGCCGTCGAGGGTATTCGAGTCCGAGGCCAACGCCTCGAACTTGGAGGCCGTCGCCGGAAAGTAAATGTCGTTGCGGCGCTTTTTGAGAATGGCGGAGAGCTCGGGGCTCTGCTTCACCATGTTTACGGCCTCTGTGAGCGTCTTTTTCGCTTGGTCTTTCTTGGTCGCTACGGAGTAAATCTCCGCCGCGCCCTCGTAGTCTGCGACGAGCATATAGAGCGCGAGAGCCGCGAGGAGCGTACTCTTGCCGTTCTTTCGCCCTACAAGAAAGAGTGTCTCTCGAAAGCGCCGGTATCCCGTCGCCCTCTCGAGCCACCCGAAAAGGAGTTGTATAAATGCTTTTTGGAAAAGCTCGAGCGTCAGAGACTCGCCGAGCGTCCCTTGAGACTGCTTGCAAAATCGCTCGACGAATGTAATCGGCCTTTCGCCGACGGCCTCGTCGAAGTAATACGGCGAGCTCTCGTCCGCCGCGTCCATTTCCGCCACGAGGCGACCGTACACGGCCTTTACTCGTTTGCTCGTGACGATTTCGCCGGAGGAAATCCGCTCCCAATATTCCCGGACGTAGTTCACTACTTGCCCGACCGGGCGGCGGGCTTTGTGATAAAGCTCATAAGCTCGTCACCCGCCGATTTCTTTTCTTTCTCCGGGAGCAACGCGACGAGTTGGTTTGTGAGAGCGGAAAAGGATTTTATCGTCGTGTTGTAGGCACGGAGAGCCGGGGACTCCCGGCGGAGCTTTTGCGCCCCCTGTACGAAATCCTCTATCAAGTCGCCGTTGTTGATTTCGTCGGCGAGGCGTTCCAGCGTGACGGAGGTCACGGCGAATTGATTGATAAGCCCCTCGGCAAACTGCCGCTTTTCGGGAGGCATTTCTCGGAAAAGCCGTTTAATTTTCTTCTTTTTCGCCTCGATTTTTTCAGAAACCGAGAGCTCGTCGTAGCTTTTTTTATTTGTCGCCATATAATGAGTAAACCTCCCTCCGCCCCGGTTTTACCCCCCCTCATGTGCGCGCCCGGGTCGGTTCTTCCGAGGATTGAGGCGCGGTTACTTACCGGGTATCTATTTCGGCGCACCCCGGGGGGTATGTGGCGCTGTGATAATATTTCCGTCTGCATCGAAAGCGAGGCCGTCGGCAAGCGGCGGCGTTCCCTCGTGTATCAATGCGTGACACGTCCGGCAAACTGTCTCGAGGTTATCCTCGCCGAGCGCGATTGCCGGGTCGTCGATGTTCCTCGGCGTGAGCTCTATCTTGTGATGCACGATAACGCCGGGCTCGCCACAATGGACGCATAGCCCCGCGTCGCGCTTGAGAATATACGCTCGTGTGCGTCTCCATGCCGGAGACTCGTAAAACGCTTTTGCAAACTCTCTCATGCTCTCCGCCTCCGAATGGGTAAAGAGAACGCCCCGCACGGCCTCAAGCGTCCTCACGCATAAGCGCAAGGGCTCGACCATGTAGGGCGCACGGCGGCGAGGTTTCCCTCGACCTCTCTTTACGCCTCAATGATAGCACGGGGAAAATGCAAGTTTCCATACACCTTTTTTTCAATACATGAGAATAAGCGAGAAAGCGCCTTACATGGACGGCATAGCCCCCGCGCCGAAGTAGAGGAGAGCGAAGCGCACAAGAGCTTTGTTGCGCTGGTCGTAGATGGACGTAGGCGAGGCGTAGCATACGGCCTCGGCGATTTCTTCCTTGCTCTTGCGCTCGATGTACCAAAGCCGGAGGATACGCGCGTCGGCCTCGTCCATCTGCGCGAGCACGTCGTCGATTTCCTCGACCTTATCCCGGGTAACTTGGATTTCCCGCATAACCTCGGCGAGCTCGAGGCAGTCCGCGAGCGCGTCGTTTACAGATTTCGCGCCCGTGTACGGCTTGGACATATCCGCCGACGGATACTCCGACGGCGCGCCGTATCGTAAAATGCGCTCCTTTTTCCGCTCGAGATTGCCTAAAGCCGTCTCGAGCAAGCCGCGAGCGCGGAGAGTTTTCTCCGCCGCCTCGAAATAGTTAATCATTAGCTCGCCCTCCTCGTGCGTTATCGTGGTTTAGGCGCGTTTCCCTCCGTGGCGGTATTCGCGCCCCTTGTTGTACTCATGCTTTGCCATGAGAACGGCCTCAACGTCCACGCCCATATAGGCGAGGTAATCGAGAATACGGATAATCGCGTCGCAAAGCTCGACGGCGACTCCCTCCGGCTTGCAAGTGCCGGCTTTCTCGTCCTTGTCGCAAGAGCCCTCAAACTCGCAGACTCCGCCCGGGATGCCGCAACACCCATAGATAGCCGGATTTCCGTCGCGCCACTCCTCGAGCGCCTCCGAGACTTCCGAATGAATGAGCGCGGCGACCTCGGGAAAGCTCCGAGCCGTCTCCCACCATCCATGCGCGACCGCGTTCTCGTGGACTTCCTTTGCAAACTCGTTTACTGTCATTTTCGTTTCCTCCGTTTCGGTTTTATAAATACACCGTCCCGCCGGTAAAAGCGGGCGACGATATATTTCCCTCCGTTTACGTCGTTGTGCCATGCGCCAGCCTCCGCGAGGAAATAGCCCGGATAGAGCTTTTCATACTCGGCGTTGTTGGTCGTGTCCCGGGAGAGCTCCTCGGCGCGCTTGCCGGAGATACGCCCGTCCCGTGTTTTCGGCTCCGGGTCGATAAGATTTTTCGAGGCGTTCCACGCCCGAGTGTAAAGCGGGCTCTTGACGATGTAATGACCGAGCCCGGCGAGGCCGCTCTCTGTGAACTGCAAGCGGCGGGAGTTCGCATAGCCGAGCCCCCAAAGGTTTTCGAGGTCGTCTCTATCCATTCCGCCGGATAGCGTGACGTGATGATGATAGCGCCCATTCTTGGAGCCCTTTTCCGTAACGGCTATGTACTTGAGCGGCGGGAGCCCTTGCTTTTTCCGCGCTCTCTGCACCCGGCGGATATAATTCCGTAAAAGGCGTTGCGCCTCCTCGGGGCTTTCCGGCTGGTGCTGATAGGTCAAATGGATTTCGAGGTCGTCCGGCGTAAAGTTCGCATGGAGGAGGCGGACGAGCTTCTCCTCTCTGTGCCGCTGGTTGAGTTTCTTTTGAGCGGCGGAGGTCGGCTTGCTCCGCTTGCCTCTGCTCCGAGCCTGTGTATAGGTCGGGTAGATATATACGTCGAGATACTCACCGCAATAATAGCGTTTCTCTCGGTAAACTGTTCTCATGTGATACCCTCCAACGAGAGCTCGTCTATGGTCGGTTTGTTAATATTCCATACGAGCCCGTAAAAACGCGCTTTGCGCTCGATTTTTTGTCCTTGCATACCGTCCCGGAGAGTGCTATAATAATAAAGGTATGAGTAATCGCTCGTCTTTTCCGGGACGAGTCCCCGCCGACGTTCTGCAAAGCGTCGGCGGTTTCTCTTTTTCTGTCCTGCATTTTCAGTCCTCCGCGCGGCGGTAAAGTTCTACGAAGTCCGCCACGAAATCGAGGATAATCCGCTTTGCCTCATAATATATAATAGGTAGGAGCAAGAGCATGAACTCGCCTCCGACGGCCTTATAGCCTCGCCACGCGAGCGCCGCGCTCAAGCCCTTTGCGAAAACGACCGCCGTCACGATAAGCACGGCGAGGAACTCCGCCGCCGCGAGGCGGCTTTTCTTTTTGCGCCTCATGTGTCCGCCTCCTCGCCCCAATCAATAGCCTTTCCGCATTGTCCGCAAAAGCTGTTACGATTGCCGTCCTCGTTGTAGAGATATTCTCCGCTTTTACAGTTCTGACAAGCTAAAACGTTCTCGTCGCCGTCGGGGTACGGGCTCGCTTTCATTTGCAGATAGAGGGCTCCTTGTGCCACGTTACACGCCGCCCGAGTGCGCGGCGTATCCTCGCAACGTTCACGGCGAGTCACGTCCAGCACCATAAACGCGAGTTCCGGGGTCATTTTCTCGGACGGCTCACGGGAAAACTCTTTTCGCGTCGTGTATTTGCACGGATTTCCACAATTTCGCTTGTTGCACTCGGTATTTTTCTGCGGGTCGCACTCGTATAATTTCGGAAAGTTCATTTTTTCTCCTCCTCGTCCTCCGGGATAGGCGTAAAGCACTCGCAACGGAGGACGCGCTCTTTTTCGTCTGCGTGTATCGGGCTCGGGCGGCGGCTGTCCATGCGCTCTATGCACGGGATGCAGTAATCGCCGTCTCTGCCCTTGCGCGGGTCGTGTACCTCTCGAATGTTGTCGCATTTCCGGCAATCGAACTCGTACCGCCATTTCGGGAGGTTTGATTTCCGGCGGCGTATCATTCCTCGGCCTCCTTATAGGCCGCGCGAACTTCCCGCATAATGCCGGATACGGAATATTCGCCGTAGTCGATGAAACAGCAAATAGCCTCCTCGAGATTTTCGGCGTTTTCCGCCGCCGACGGGATTTCGCCCGGTTCGATGCACATATCCTCGAGAGCATCGAATACCGCTTTTGTGGCGGCGGCGCTTTCGACGGCCTTTTTTCTCGCTTGCTCGAGTCTGCGTTTGAATACCGCGAGAGCCTGCTCCGTGAGCGCCTCGTCGGGAGTCATTTCCGATATTTTTTTCATGGTATGAGCCTCCTTGTGGCTTGCTCCCCGGCATTGAGCCGGGGAGCTTTTTAATTCCGAATTTTACAGGTCAAAGCCGGGCGCGAAGCCGATGGAATAGTACGCGATGTTGCCGTAGACTGTCCCGTCGGCGCGCACACTCACGAAACGGTAGGAGATGCCCGCAAACGGAGAACGGAGCCACCAAAACCACGTCCCATCTCCGACGCGCTCTTTCACGCGGTTGCGCTCACGCTTGAAAATCTCAAGTTGAACGCTGTCCGGCTCCTCGTTCCACCAATCACCCGCGCCGAAAACGTCGGTCGCGGAGGGTATCCATAGAGTATCCGCGTACTCGTGACGTTCTCCGTCGATTTCCTCGGACATGAAACGAGGCTCGAACGCCTCCGCAAGCTCGTCCGGGAAAAGCGGGAGAATATCCTCGAGGACGTGTCGCCGCCCCTCGCTCTTGAGGTATCCGCCCTTGTTGGTCGGCGTGTCGTTCATGCGCCACTTATCCGCGAGGCAGTCCTCGAGGACGAAGCGGGCGCGCTTCTCGTTGACATATCCGCCGCAAACGGCGTTGACGTGCTCGCCGTTCTTGAGCTCGATAGCGAACTTGTCGCCCGGGCGGATAAGCTCGAGGCCGTTCCCGCTCGAAATGGCCTTTTTGAGCTCCACGAAAGAGATTTCCTTGTTCCTTGTGGTAATGAGTTGCATCGTCTTTTCCTCCGTTCAAAAGATTTTACAGAAATAGTGATTGCCGATAATCATGTCGACGCTCTCGTTATAAGGCGCGGTCGAAAAATAGACCGTATCCTCTGAAAGAATGTGCTCTCGCTCCTCTATGGCGGTATGCACCGCGAGATATTGTTCCTTGTCCGGCTCCGCCGAGTAGAGGTACGGAGCGGGGGAGAATTGCCATACGTCGCCGTATTTCTGAAATACGACCTCCTCGACCGTATCCGGGAAATAGTCGGAGAGCATACGGTTTAGAACGACCTCGACGACGGCGACTTGTCCCTCGAAGATCTCGCCGCGCGCCTCGTGGTAGACGAGGCAAGCAAGGATATAAACGTCCTCGTCGCTGAAATGGAGCTCCGCGTATCTGTTCTCGGGCTCCGGCTCTACCGGCGGCTCCTCGGGCTCCTCCGGCGTTTCCTCCGCCGCCGTATCCGGCAAGGCCGGAGCCGGGGCTATGTATGCCAGCGTTTGCCGTTCCGCCGCGAGCGGGATTTCCTGCTCGAGCGTCTCCCGCTCCTTGCCCGCCCGGAGTGCGATAATAAGCCCCAGCACGAGGACGAGCGAGAGGAGGATACCGGCTTGCATCCGGCGGCGGCGCTGTCTGCGACGTTTCCGCCGCTCCTGCCTCGTCATGGTCTGCCGCCCTCCGGCGTATCCTCGGCGAGCACGATATACTCGCACTCCCGGGCGATTGCCGTCCACCGAACGCCCCACTTGCGGGCGGCGGCGTGTACGGCCTCGTATTTGTTCACGCCGTTTACGGTGAGCTCGCCGTATTCCTTATGACGGACGAGGTATAATTTCATCGTCCCGGCAAAGCGCGGGCGGTATCCCGCCGGTGCTGATTGCTCGTGCTTCATTCTGCTACCCTCCCGTCGATAAGCTGAAAGCTCTCTCGGATAGTCACGGGCTCGCGTCTACCTACGTCAAACTCGAGGACACAATATCGCCCGGCGGGATGAACGTAGACGACGGTCCCGGGGATTGCTTTCGGCTTGCCGTCCTTGCCCGGAACGTCGAACGTCGCGGGCTTTACCGTGATGCAGTCGCCGAGCTTAATCATTCGACGACCTCCGGCGTATCTGCCGCCTCCGTGGGCTTGTCCGCCGCCGGAGCTTTATCGCTCGCCGCCCGGAGGAAAGCGGCTCGGAGCATATTCACGAGGGGAGAGGCCGTCGCCGAAGCCGCCGGAGCCGCTCCTTTCGGCCTGTCCGGGTCTGCCCGCTCGACGAAATTACTCATGATAGCCGCCGAGACGACCTCGCCGACGAAGCCGCCGACCTCGTTATCGGTGAGTGTCTGCGTCCGAGTGCGGACGGCGAAAGCGCCGGTCTTGAAATCAAAGACGACATACGCCCGAGCACCCTCCGGCGGCTTGATTTTGACCGCCGCCGCGTCTGCGATAACCTCCTCGGGGCTCGGCACGGTATAACCGGCCTTTTTCAGAATGTCCAGTTGCGCCGCGTCGAGGGCGAACGCCTCGCCGCCGAGCTTCTTAGAATAGAGCTTTTTCATTTGTGCGACCTCCTCAATCGTTCGACTCGCTGATAACGGCGATTTTTGCGAGGGCGGACGTTTGCGCCCACTCCTCGGCGAGAATACGGGAGCTCCGCTCGAACTCCTGCGAGAGCGCGGCGAAAGCGTCCTCGTTCCTGTCCTTGACCGCGCTCCACATTTCCTTGTGGACTTTCTCAATGTCGGTGTGCATCTGCTTTGTGCGCTCGATGCACTCTTTTAACTCCGCCCATGCCTCGCGGTCAGAGGCGAAGCCGCGCCCGCGCTCCTCCATTGTGCCGGAGACGGCCTCCGCGACGGCGGCTTGCAAGTTTGCCATAAGCCGGACTCTCGAACTCGTTTCGCTCATTGTTTCACTCCTCCATTTTTCGATAATTTGGGACACCATGCCGGGATATACGGGTCAAAGCGTTTCACGCCGACGACACGCCCCTTGCATCTGCCGGGAGCAAAGCACCGATAGGAGAGCGTGTCTTTCGACCACGGCTCCGCTACGACGTGCTCGCACCCCTCGCAAGTGCGGGTAAAGTCAGCGCCTACCATTCCTCGTCCTCCTCTAATAAGAGGTCGTCGAACTCCATTTGTCCGGGGAGCGCCCCGTCCTCCATCCACCAATGGAAAATGTCGCGGCCTGTCGTTCCCGCTCTCCATGTGCCTTGCATTTTTCCTCGGCGTTTCCGCTCCTCGAGCATCTTGTCGAAAGCGCGGATATATGCGTCTTGGTATTTCGGATAGCGGCTAAACTCCTTTTGTCTGCCTTGCGTACCCGCCATAGGACACCCGACGCACCCGACACGGGAAAAGCCGCACTCGTAAAGCGGATTGACCGGGATTTTTTCGGACTCGATATAGTCCCATACGTCCGCGTCCGACCAATCAATAATGGGATTGCATACGGCTTTGTGCTGTCTCATGCACGTTTCAAAGAGTCGCCGCCGGTCGTCGTTGTCGTTGTTGAGAATGACTCTTTTCTCCGGGTTAGAGTGTCCGTTCTCGAAAATGCCCCGGTTTTTCTTTCTCGCGGCGCTTTCAGCCCAACGAACGCCCGTCGTTATGTAGCGGCCTTGACCGCCGCGCTCTTTGAGAATGGAGCAACAATAGCGGACGAGTCGCGTCGGAGGCATGAGCTTTTGCGGAATGAGGCTCCACATAGTCACCCGCTCGCCCTTGTAGTGCGGATAGTTGACCGTGCATTTTACGCCTTTCTCCTCGAGCCGCTTAAACTCGTGGCGGATGAAATAGACCGTCTCCGGCGCGTCTACGGTCGTGTGATTGTGCATAACCTCGAAGTCGATACCGGCCTTTTCTGCGAGCGCCACGCAAACGGAGCTATCTTTTCCGCCGCTGGTTGTCACAATGAGCGGGGCTTTGTAAAAGCGTTCGGACGTGTCCGCCGCCTCGCGGAGCCGCATAATGGCCTTTTGCTCTAAATCCATATCCATTTATAGCGCCTCCTCTTTCGCCCACGCATAGAGAACTTCCGTGCAAAAGTTCAACGGCGAGTTTTTGCAGTATTCCGCCGCCGGACACTCCGAGCAAGCTCTCTTTTGGATTTCCTCGATAACCTTTTCCGGCTCTATGGAGATAAGCCATTTTTCGAGATTGTTCATTTCTCTACCTCCGCCGCCGGGAGGCCGAGCCACCAAAGCGGGTTATCCCGCTCCGAGCGGCGGCAATCGTCGCAGTCCGCCGCCGAGCACGAGGAGCAACAGAGCCGGTGAAAAGCCTCGTCCCACGGCGTTTCTATTGCCGGGATAGAGCCGAGGAACGCCGCGAGCGCCTCCGGGCTCGCCGTGATACTCTGAAAGTTGTCCATGCTCACGCCTCCAAAGCCCGCAGTATTTCGCGGAGGTCTGCGTCGAGCTCTCTCCAAAACTGCGCGTTGTCGGCGGCGTGGATATATTTCGGGGAGCCGTCCTCTTTCTTTTCCTCTGCGAGCTTTTCCCATGTCGCCGCCTCACCCTCGCGGGTCTTGGTCGTCATAAGGATGTAGAGCGAGAGCTTGGAGCATTGTTCCGCCGTGAGTGTTTTTTCGTTCATGGTATGAGTAACCTCCTTTTTTATTGAGCCGCTTTCCGACGGCCTCTATTTCGGTACGACCGATTGACGCGAGCCTCCGCTACCGCCGCGCTATACCCTTGCCGAAAGCGAGAGTCCGTTTCGCCGGTCTTGCCCCGCTCGAGCTCGCGGTAAATAGTCGCTCGACACTTGCCGACGCGCTTTGCGATTTCGTCCGGCTTTGCGCCCTCGGCGTACATAGCCTCGATAATCCGCCGCTCCTCGAGCTTCAAACACTCGTATTTCATTGTCTCGCCTCCGTTTCTGCATAAAAAAATAAGTGCGTCGGAGCTTAGTAGCTCTTTCGCACTTAATGATAAACGGCACATGCGCAAATGTCAAGTATTTTGTGCGAAAAAGATAGAATAAATTTTTGAGGGCTCATGCGGCGCGGTCAAAGGCGAGCTCGAACGCTTGCGCCGAGGACATAAAGCCGAGTATTTCTCGCGGGTAGTTGTTGAGCCACGTCTCGACGCGCTTCACTTCCGCCGCCGTCACCTTGTCGAAGTCCGTCCCTTTCGGGAATTGCCGCCGTATCATGCGGTTAATATTCTCGTTCGTGCCGCGCTCACAAGAGCTATACGCATGACAGTAATAGACCGTCGTCCGCTTTGCATCCTTGCGCCGGGCGCTCCGCTCGATGCCGTCAGCATCCGCGAACTCGGAGCCATTGTCTACGGTTATCGTTTTGAATATCCGATAGAACGCCGCACCGTAAAGGCGCTCGAGGCGGTCTAATGCCGCGACGACCGTCTCGGCGCGCCCGTCCTTAATGCGGATAATGATTTCCCGCCGCGTAACGCGCTCGGAGAGGACGAGGAGGCGGGCTTTCGTCCGTTTCTTCCCGACGACGGTATCCATTTCCCAATGTCCCGGCTCCTGCCGCTCGTTGATATACTCCGGCCTCTGCTCTATACTCGTGCCGCTGGATGCCCGAGCCTGTTTCTTGCGGATTGTTCTATGCTTCTTTTTGCGGTCGCCCTTTTCCGGGAGGTCTTGATTTGTGAGCGTGAGGAAAACGCCGTCCTCGACGTACTTGTAAATCGTCGCACGGCAAAAGGTTATTCCGAAGTGTTTATATTTTTCCTGCTTGAGTAGAGCGCACACCGCCGCCGGGGAATAGTCCTCATTTCCGATTTTGTCCTCGATAAACTGCGCGGCGGCGTGATTTTTCCCAATCTTGAGCGGAGCACCTTTCGCGGCGAGCCCCTCTTGATAGCGCGCCTCGGCCTTTTCCGGGCTATACCGTTCCTCGGTCGTGTAATCGGAGTTTAGATGCTCATACGTCCCGCGCTTGAGCTCGCGGTAAACGGTGCTGATATGTACGCCCAGCTCCTCGGCGATTTCTTTTTTCGAGTGTCCATGCTTGAGCATCGTCTCGAGCTTGATACGGCTCGTCCAATTAAGTTGTTTATACGTCCGCTCTCCCATAGCGCGCCCTCCCTCGAGATATGAAAAAAGGGCGGGAAAGTCCCGCCCTCTCGTTACCGCGATAGAAAGTCCTCTATCGCCTTTTTGATAATCTGTGCTTGCGGTATGCCCTCGGCTGTGCATTTCTCGCGGAAAGCCGCCGCGAGCTCTTTCGGGACTCGCGCCGAAATAACGTCGTAGACCTTTTCATTATATCGAGTCTTTACCGCCGTCGAGGTCTTAGTCTTTCTTTTTTCCTCTGCCATTCTGCCGCCTCCTTTTGGCGTTGATGAAAATAGAGATTGCGGATAGGGTAATGCTTACCCCGCACAAAACATAGATAACCGTTGTCATGGTCGTTTGACATTGAGCGCATTTCGTGTTATCCTTGGAGGGCAAGGGGGATTTCTCCCCCTGCCCTTTACTCGGTGAGCTTTTCTATCAGCAGTAGAATAGCAATCACGAGATTTAGGATTGCGGTAACAAGGTTTAAGTAGCTGTCCGGCTCTGCCTTGTTGCCGCGTTTCTTTTTTCGCTTGCTCAATGCGTTTACCTCCTTTCTGTCTATTATAATATCATACTGCTTGCAGTATGTCAAGCGTTATTTAGAAAAAAGTGCAAAAAATATCCCCGGCACGGAGCCGGGGATTTACTCTATTCCGAGGAGCCAAAGGGCGGACACGCCGAGGACGCGGGCAAAGACGGGTATCTCATAATCGGGGATAAACCGCGTTCCGATTTCGATACGGCTTATCGAGTCCCGCTCCATTGTACGCCCTCGACCTGCACCCGCGCCGCGAGGTCGCTTTGTGAGAGCCGGAGCTTTAGCCGTGCCTCGCGGATGCGCTCGCCGCTTATATTCTTCTTTCCCTCAAAATCATATATCCGCAAGCTCTCGCCTCCCGTGTGTTAATGTTCTGCATTTTTCTTGACTTTAGCACATACGCAACGCATAATTGTGTTAAAGGTCAGCAGACCGAAAAAATAGGAGGGAGTTACTCATACCATGAAAAAGCATATTGTTACTTGCGTGAAGTGCGGGAGGCAGTTCGACGCGAACGAGGGAGGCGCTTATTATCCCGAGTCCCGCCGCTATGTCTGCAAGCGTTGTGTAGATAAACAGAAGTCCGAGCAGGCGGATAGAGAAAAAGCTCGCAAGGCGGAGGAGCGCAAGGCAGAGGCGGAGGAGCGCAAGGCAGAGGCGGAGGAGCGCAAGGCAGAGGCAGACGAGCGCGAGCGCGTTACAGGTATGCGGCAGTCAAAGGCCGCTATGCTCGTAAAGATTGTCGTCGGTGTTCTGTTCCTGTTCGCCGCCGTCTCGCTCGCCGTACAAGGGAATATCTCCTCTTTCGTGTGCGGGCTCGTTATCGGCGGCGCGCTGGTCGCATGGGGGCTCGTGCCGTATCTGAAAGCGAAAAGCGGGAGGCGGTGAGCTATGTTTGTCAGCTTCTCGAAGCGCCTAAAGTCAATGAGCGGTTTCCGGCTCGGAGTCGGCCTCCGGCTTACTCGGCGTAATTGTTGGTACTTCCTATTCGTTTTGGTGCTCGTCGGCTGTTTCTATTTCTGTTGGTATTCCGTGTTGGCTTGCGGATGGATGCTTTACGGCCTGTTCTACGGCCTTTATCTCATGTTCAAGTATGCGGCAATCGGAACAAAAAAGCTATATACGTGCATTAAAGGAAAAACAACGCACATAAAGCACTAAAAGCGTAACAAAAAAGCGGGCGAGGCCATAGAGCCCCGCCCGCTTTTTCTGCACGATTATACGTCGGAAAGATTGCCGAGAGCGCCCGCCGCCTCGAGTGCGCGGTAGATGATGCAAGCGACGGCCTCGCGGGTAATCGGCTGTTGCCAGCCGAAATTACCGGCTCCGTCGCCGTTGAAAATGCCCTTGCGCTTGCAGTATTCCGCCGCCTCTTTCGCCCATGCGGAGGGCGTGTCGCCGGTATCGGCGCAAGAGGTCAGTTGCTTTCTTGCCTCGTTAATATCCATGTCGAAA